CCGGGCAGCATACCCGTGGCACCGGCAACTAGAGCTACGCCGCCGATACTGAGTGGGATCCCCGCGGCCAAGGACAGTGGTCGGTGTGCCGCTGCCGGATCGTCCCCTCCCCCCGTGGCCGTGCTCGCTGCCCCCTGCTTCGCGGCCGCCACGGGGTTGTAACCGCCTAGCCACAGTCACACTGCGCATTGCCGTCGTAGTACTTGAAACAGAAGGGGCACGTGTACATTCCATCGCTGTCGTACCCGGCGTCTTCGTCGCGCTTGGCCTCCGCCCGCGCTTCGGCCGCCGCCCGCGCTTCGGCCTCCGCCCTCGCTTCGGCCGCCGCCCTCCCTTCCGCCGCCGCCCTCGCTTCCGCCGCCGCCCTCGCTTCGGCCTCCGCCCTCGCTTCGGCCTCCGCCCTCGCTTCCGCCGCTGCGATGTCTTCCTCGCAGCAATCGCATTGTGTCAGGGTGCAGTCGCGCTTGCACGCCGCACACACCGTCACGCAGCCGTCGTGATCCATCTATCAACCGTGCACGGCGCCGGCCGTCGCGCGGCGAACGCACGCGCGCGCGGCCGCGCACGGGCCGCCGCGCGCGTGCATCGCCCGCCTGCATAAGCGTCCGCTCCAATCGGGGCCCTGCCTCCTGCACAGTCATTGAACGGGGACCTAGTATTGGGTGGGCGCTGATTGCATGTTTAGACAACCTCCCGCAGGCGGGCGACGGTAGTCCTTGGGCAGGCTCCCATGGACGTCCCGCATCTGCACGACGACATCCAGCGGCACATCGCGGGGTTCGTGGCGCACGACCTGGCGCTGCGGGCCGCCCGCGCCCTGCAGCTCGTACAGTACGAGACGAGCGACTGCACCCGGCGCTACATCGGCGCGGCGCGCGGCTGGCTGCAGGGCGACGACGCGCAGGTGCTGGTGTCGTCGATGGAGCTCGAGCCGATGGAGGGTCTCCTGTTTTACAACTTTACGCCCGTCCGCTTTACGGCGGCGGGGCGCTCGCACGAGATCGGCATCTTGGAGTGCAACCATGGGCAACAGGAGTATTTTTTCGTGGACACGCCGCGCAAGCCCATGGTTGCCATCCTGCCGTGGGGCGTGCGCACGCTCCGGCAGGTCCGCTACGCGGGGTGGTCGCGCGCGACGCGCACGGTGCGCATCGCGGTGCCCGTGTGGGCGGTGCCGCGAGCGTGGGGCTTTGACGTGGGCCGTTGCTGCGTGTCCAAAGTCGTCGTCACGTCGGACGCCGACGACGAGCCGGGCGGTGAGAGCTACCCCGGCTACGGCTTTGACCCGGTGTCGGGCGTGTACCCCGACGGATGGCCGCACACGGGGCAGGCTGGCGACCCCGAACACTTCTGCCGCAGCATCCAAGTGCTCGACGCGCCGCCGCCGGGCGTTCTCGGGCGGCGGCAGCTGTAGAGGGACACGGAACGAACGAGAGGCGCGGCATGTGCGGAAAATGGCAAACCACGCGCCTCGTTTCAGATACGAACCAGGATAGTCTCGTCCCGGGTTTGGTTGTCACTGCTTCATCAGCGCCATTATCGCATCGCGCGTGTCGCGCGACGCCGCGCCCGCGAGCTCCTCCACCGTCGCCACGCAGGGGCGTCGTTGGTCGGCGAGGGCCGCCGCAAAGGCTCCGGACCTGCCGACGCCGCACAGCGCCAGCGCTCCGGTCCACGCGTCGCGCGACGCGGCCCCCTGCTCGATCATGGACATCGTGGGGGCGTCGAGGCTCTCAGCCTCCCGCACAAGGTTCGTGGCCGCAATGGCGAGCAACTCAATGCACCCTGTGTCCAACGTCCCCATCTGGCTAAACACCCTACCCAGCAGCGCGTCGCCGACGAGCGCGTACTTGTGCTCGCGCGTGCGCATGACGAACGCGCGCTCCATGCACGTGATCGCGCTGGCCATCGTGGAAGCGTCGGCGGCGCGGAGGTGCGAGCCGGGTAGCAGGGTGGCCGCCACTAGGCCGCTGCAGCGTATCGCGCATCCTGGTCGGGCGCGCATCCGGCGCATACCCAGCGATTGGCTACAGCGCGACGCGATGTTGGGCGCCTCCATGCGGGCGCGCACGCAGTACAGCTTGAGCATCTGCATGTCGCGCATCGGGATGGGTCGGCGAGAGCAGCCGCGACGCCGGCTCTGCGGCCGAGCGCGCGGCCGCGCGCGCGGCCGCGACGCTGGCCCCGCGGGGTCAAAGATCATGCATCTTTTTGGAAGTCCCTTTTTTTTTGTGTGAGAGTGGTGAAAAACCAACCATGGACAGCAACTGTGGATCATATTTACTATTACAGATCAACACCGCCGCAGGGTTTGAACTGGAAACCATCCGAGAGCAAACGAAAAAGCTAGCACAGGCTCCAGACACGTGCAAAACTGACGTATGCAACGCCATCACAAACAGCGACGTGCGACGCGCGGTGTGCTGTACATCCGAGGCGGACTTCGTCGGCCAAAGCGACTGTCCGATACCCGGCGACGAAAGTTACGCGTCCGAGATTGCGACGGGAACTTTAGGGTTTCTGGTTGGAAAGACCCTAGGCGGTTACAACCCGAAGCAGGGTTGCGACCCGAACTTCGGGTTGCCGCAACCTACATTCCGGATAACGGCGGCTGCTTGAAGAAGAGCAAGTACAAGGACGCCGTGTGCCAGAGCAGCCCACAGGGCGACCTCTGGAGGCTGTGCTGCCGTGCTGACAAACGCTACTGTCCTGGTGCGCCCGACGACAGGTCGATCGGTCGCAAGGTGATGGACTCACTCGCCTCAATAAAGCCCACTACGGTACCACAAGTGGCTGAACTCGGCCTGGCAGCGCTTGGGCTAGATACCCTCGCTGGGTTCGGGAAACGGAGAGCTCGGGCCTTGAGGAGGTCGACTGGTCCTGAACCCGACCGTCCTGCAGGCGGTTTTGAAAGCCAGATCGAAGCTAGTCAGGGCGAACCGAGCTCCGCTTCCGAGCTGCTACAGGAGCACGCGATAGCACATGAGCGGGATGCAGAGCAGAGAAAACGGCCAGGGGAGGTGGGAGGGGAGGGATCCAGTCTCCTCGAGGAGAGACCGTGAAGCTGTTGGGTGAGCCTACGCTGGGACGCACCACCGAACTATCTCCTCGGCTCGAACGCTTTGTTGACCGTGGATGCAATCGCTTCGACCTCTGTGGTCTCTGCGGTATCGTTCAGCGTTCCGTCTTTCCCTACTTGTACACGGTCACGCAGTACCACTGATCTAAATTCGATACATTCGTCCATTTTTTATTCCGTCACCCTGATTTTCTGTATTGGGAGATCACAAAAAAAAACCCGCGGGCACCACAACTCCCGAGGACACCGCAACTCCCGCTGCAGGTACCCCCACCCCCGTGCACGATGCCGAGCAAGCGCAAGCGCACGGAGGACACGTCCACGGTCGACCTGCGCCCCGACACGCTGCTCGTCGTCGAGCAGTGGCACCGGGGGCAGCGGGCGATGGCGTGCGGGACTGCCCGCGAGTGCGTGGAGCGCTACCGCACTCTGCGCACCGTCCCACCGCGGCTGACGCTCGCCCACGTCGCCGCGGCGTGTGGGCGCATGGACGTACTCGCACTGTGCAGCTCGTCCGCACTGCTCGTGACCGACCACATGGGCTACACGCCGGTCGACATCGCCGTCGCCGCATGCACGGAGGAGCGCCTCGCCGACCTCCGCCAGCTCCTCGCCCGCCCCGGCATCGCGACAAAGCCGCGGCTGCTCACGGCTGCCGTGTACCTCAACTCGGAGGCAACCCTCAGCGCCGTGCTCGCAGCCCTCCCGTCGCTCCGGGAGCGGGGGTCGCTACTGGAGGCAATGCAGAATGCCATCTTGTACGACCTCGTGGCCCCCGTTCGCCACTTGGTGGGCAACTACCCGTGGATTCTCGAACACTCGGACGCCCAGGGGCACATGCTCCCGCACCGCGCCGCGATGTTTGGCTCCGACCGGGTGATGGAGCTGCTGGTATCGATCCCCGTCCTGCACCCGTGCTTCGAACGCGCCGATCACAGCGGCGAGCGCCCGCTCGACATGGCACAGAGCGACGCCTCCGCGGCCCGCAGTATCATGGCGATGGGGCGCGTCCCCGAGCTCCGGGGGGCCCTGGCGCCGCCGCGGAACCCCCCGTCCCTCATCCTAGCACGGAGGGGAATGGCGGGCGCTCTTCGAGCCCTCCACGCGCAAAGCTCCGAGGCCATCACGGCGACACTGACCCGCTCGTTTGACGGGCGGTCGGTCGCGCTCATTGCCGTCGAGCGGGACGACGAGAGTATCGTGCGCTTCATGATCGCGGCCGGGCTCGTGGAGCCACTCCGTCGCAGTACTGTCATCAGAGCTGCGTGCCTCCACGGCGGCGTCGGCCTCCTCGCCCTGATGCTGCGCACGGGGCACGGCGTCTCGGTCGCTGTGCGCGAGTACCCGGTTCTCGCTACGATCGCTCGCGCCAATCGCACCGAGCTGTTTGAGTGGGCGTGGAAAACGATCGGCACACGCGCCACTCTCCGTGCAGACGGCCACGGCGCCACGGCCCTGCATGCCGCGGTCCAGGCGGGGCGCCAAGAAATCACGACCTTCATTATGCGCAGTAGCACGCAGCAGCAGCGGGCAGTCCTTCTGGCCCATGACATCCACGGGCGCACCCCCGTACACTACGCCATCGATATCTGCACGCAGGCCGCGGGTCCGCGGAACCATGCCCGTGCACGGAGGTTCTACAAGCTCCAGTGCCTACTCTCCATGCTCACGGCCGACGACACCTCCGTGGTCGAGGGCTCGTGTGCACACTGCGACATGCCGACCCCCTTTGAGCGTATCGTCTACGAGTACTGCGATCGCTTCGAGGGCGAATGGGCCGTCGTCATGGAGCTCTGCTGCGAGGCCGGCCTCGTCGGCGGAATGCACGCGCACACGCTCCGGGTCTTTGGACCGCTGCGCTTCGCAGTGGCCTTTGAGATGCTGAGCCCCGATACCATCGCCGATCTACCGATTGCCGTCAAGCTGCAGATCTTCGCCGGCAAATGCCAGGGTGTGCTACCGCGAGTGCCCTTGCGCATCTGCGCCCACTCGGGAGCGCCCGGTGCCGCCATTAGCCAGCTCGCGGAGCTGCAGGCGGTGCCCTCCGGGCTACTGGACGTCCTGTACACCGACCACGCCGCCCACGGCGACGGGCTGCGCCGCGAGTGGGTGTCCGCCGTCGTGCGCGAGCTGGTCCACGGGGACGAGCTGTTCCGACTGGTCTCCGGCGGCACCCGTGTGCACCCCAACCCCCGTGTGCGGGAGACCCCCGAGAACGTCCTCAAGTACCGGTGCTTCGGCCGACTCTGTGCCGCGAGCTTTGCACACTGCGAGCCGCTCGGCGTACCGCTGACCGTCGCGTGTGTGAAGGCGATGCTCCCCTGGAACTACGAAGAGTCGCCCGACGATGCGGAGGACCTGGACCCGGAGATGCACCGTACACGGTGCGTGTGGGTTCGGGAAGCGGACCGTGGCGAGTGGGAGGCCGCCGACCTCGACCTGCGCTTCGTGGACGAGGCGTCGGGCGCGGAGCTCGTGCCCGACGGCGCCCGCCTCGCCGTGAACTTTGACAACAAGGCGTCCTACGCCTCGCTCCTCGCACTCCACGTCGCCTACACGAGCGTACGCTGGCAATGCCAGGCGATCCGCGACGGCGTCGCCGCCGCGGGCCAGGACCTGCTCGACGACCTCTGCCGCACGTGCGCCGCGGCGGAGCTGGCTCGGCACCTCTGCGGCGCGCCGCCGAGCGCCAAGGCGATCATGGACGCCGCGCACCTGGACGGGGGCCTCGACCGCGGCACGGCGTGCGTCCGCCTGCTGCGCGACTACTTGCACGGGCACTCGGTGCACATACCGTGGTTCCTGCGCTTCGTGACTGGCTCGGAGCGCCTCCCGCTCGGGGGGCTCGACCACGCGACCGGGTACAACGGCACCGTGGCTCCGCTTCGCATCTGCCCCATTGACACGGCCCGTGCCACGGTACCGATGGCGTCGACGTGCACCAATACACTGTTCCTTCCGCGGTACGACACGGCCGCGGCACTCCGCCGCGGCATGGAGGTGGCGCGGACCGCGACCGTGGTGTTTGACGAGCAGGCGATCGGAGACGTGTATGCATAATCCAGTACTTGTGTTTTTTTGTGAGCCCCGCACCCGCACCCCCGGACGCCCCGCGGGCTCGGACCCGCTGCCCCTTGTGCGAGCGAGTCCCATGATCCCACTCGTTCTCGCTCTGCTCGGCGCACTGCTCGCTTCTTCCGATGCCGCTCTCTGCCCTCGCGGGACGGTCTACGTGATCGGCGTTCCCCCACAGTACAACGACACGTACGCACGCTGTGCGCTACCCTGTGATCACGACGACCAGTGCAACGGTACCGCGATGGGCTTCTGCGACGGCCCGGGCGAAGGTGGCGGGGTGTGCGCGACGGCGTGCAATGCGACCCGCGACTGCGGCATGACCGAAGTCTGCGCCGAGCGGGCCTCCGTGGTTCCGCACGGCGTGTGCATGCACCATTTTGGATCAAACCGCGACCAATTTATACAAGCAAGCTAGACATTTGGCACGAGCACGTCTAGGTGCCCAGATGGGCGGGATGAAGCATGGAGGCCACCGAAGACCCGGGCGACGCCTTGCCTCCGTGTAAATGTCCACAGTGTCAAGATCAGGGGCACACACAGGCCGCGGACCAGGCACACGGCGAAGCGATGGAGGCAACAGTTCTCGGCCTGCTGGCGGGCGTGTGCGTGTGCCCGGACGGCTCCCTCCTTCGCGTGTACCGCGACATTGGCGGGGAGTGGGAGCGACTGTGGATAAGCGGCAGCTCGGGCAGAGGCAAGTGCTACGTGTGCGTGGGCACGGGGGTGGCGGGCGCATGTGCGGCAAACCTGGTGACGCACTGGGAGCTAGCGGCGTATGGTGGGTGGGTGGTTGCACGGGCGTGGCCATGCTATACGAACCACGACACGAGGGAGCGACTGGATGGCGCGCGGTAGACGTACGCCCAGGGAGCCGAATGTTCGTGACGGTAATACAATACGTTGGAAACCGCGTGTGAGAGATTACCCACTCACACACTGGCGGGCCTGCGGGTCGAATAGAAACTGCATCCACGCGGGGTTGCGGGCGAGGATAGTCTTCAGCTTGGCGCAGTGTGCATCCTCCAGCGGGCTGTGTGCGTCGGAAATGGCCGCGAGGGCCCGGGGAAACACTCGCAGCAGCGAGGTTAGCCGGGGCAGTGGGAGTTCCAACATATCGTCCACGTAGGAGCCCTCGCCAAACACCGTGTCCGACCAGGTCGATTCCAGCGAGCCGCCGCCCCCGCGCGCCTGCATGAACTGTAGGTTGCACCGCTCGGCGACCCGAACGCTCTCGCCGAACCGCCGCGAGAAGTGGGCGTGCTGAACCGGCGTGGCGTGCGCCTTTGCCACGGCGGCGAGAGCACGCGCCTTGAACGCGTCGCTCCGGGGGGCTTCGTCTTCCGCATGGCTGAGGTGGTAGTAGAGTTGGGGGACACGGCTGAGGATCGCCATGTCGAGCGCCCGCTGGGCGGCGTCCGAGCGAGCGAGATCGCCGTGCCGACCAAAGATCTCATGGCATGCGTTCTCCACACGCCGCACCGCCGCCTCGAAGGCCTCGGAGGACAGCCCCCCCGCCGGTGCGAGGGGGGCGAGTGTCAGGTAGAACACGTGTTGCAAAAAGTCGATACGGTGCTCGTCGGTCTGGAGGTGCCGGGCGGCCTGGCGCGCCTCCCGCCTCCCGGCAGCTGGCATGAGCCGCGAGTACCGCCCGGTTGTGGCGACGAGCGACTGGTGCACAGACGTCATGTGCTTCAGGGGGCACGGCGCCCGCACACGGGCGTACAGTGCATGGGCCGCATTGTACGCGTCCGAGGCCACGACCTTGGCCATCCGTGCGTGGGTGGCCGCCTCCAGCACGTGCTGCGAGACCGAGTACGCCTTGCACATCCGCACGAACTGGGTCCACGCCTCTCCCGGTGCCGGACTCGCGGGCATCAGGCCAAAGACACACAGGCCGTACCGGAAGTCGAATGGGTTGCCGCTGGCCATCCGAGCGAGCTGGCGGGCGGCGTCGAGGAGCATGCGGTCGGTGACCATGGCGCGCTGGAACGTGGAGGTGGCCACAGTGGTGCCCAGTCGCCGACAGTTGCGGTCCTCCAGGATGTCGTGCACGATGCCCGCGACAGTCAGTGTACCCCCAGACTCCGCGATCCCCACGACATTGCCCCGTCGCGAGGGAGCGATGCTAGACGGCTTCCGCATGGCCGTGCCGGGCGGCCCTCGTGTGGACTGGCTGCGCTTCCTGGAAGCCATCGTTTGACACTCCTCGCAGAAATTATATACGACCAATAATTACTATCCGTTTGCACAAAGGTGTATGCACGGACACCGAGGCTCAGACCTGCCACCACGAGCTTCCGTGCAATGCCACGCCACTATGACAACCAGGCGGGCGACGAGTGGGAGGCGTGCAGCGACTCGGACGAGTATGATCCTGAGTCCGAGCCCGAGTCCGAGTCTGAGTCCGAGTCCGAGTCCGAGTCCGAGTCCGAGTCCGAGTCCGAGAGCCCGGCCCGTACCTCCAGGAGGCGGGCGCGTACCTCCAGGAGGCGGGCGCGTACCGCTAGGAGGCCGTCGGCGGTGATACTCGGCCCACCCCAAGCGTGTGAGCAGGGGGAGGGGCTCATCGGGTGGCACAAGCGAGTACACACACTGGTACAGGGGTATACCGAGTACTCGCACCCGAGCTTGCCCAAGGGCGATGTGCTGCGAACGCTGCAGGAGGCGCAGGCGTACCAAGTAGTATTGTACCAGCAACTTGGCACCTATGTCAAAGTGAAGCGCCGCACACGGAAACCGCCCCTGGGTCCATACCCAGAGGGCAAGTGGCGCACGATTGTCGGCCCCGCTAGGCAGGGGGGGCTGCGCGTGCGCCTATCGAACGGAGGCATCGAGGTGCGCCCTCTGAAAGATGTTCTCTCGGAGCCTGGAGCCAAGGGCCCACTCGCACGGGGCGGTCCGCTCTCGCGACGAGGCATCGTGAAGAAGCGTGTGTACGGGCGCTAATGAAAATGAGATATTATCAAATTGAAAAATCTACCCTCCAGAATAAGAGAGGTCTCGTAGCTCAGTCGGTCAGAGCGCTCGACTTTTAATCGTGTGGTCGCGGGTTCGAGTCCCGCCGAGACCTGTACCTCTAGCTCTGTGTGATTGCAAATGATTAGCTTGTCTGGATAGCTCTGGACTCGGAGCCAGCTCTTTTTTCAAGGGAAAAATGCTATATTGAATTTAGAACTCGCCTACATACACCACCTCCCACGCCGACTGCGCCTTACACGCCTCCTGCATTGCACCGACCGCCGCCGCGATAACATGTGCACCGAAGCTGTCGTCCGCCGTTTTCAGGAACGCGCATGTGGCCACCTCGACTCTGGCGCGACCCACCTTACGAGCGCGGACTCGCCACAGTTCCTGTATCTGCACAACCTCACCCGCCGCTGTCCCTTCTGGCCCCATGAAGTTCCACTCACAGTAATGGGTGCTCGGTAGGTCGACCACCGCGTTGATGACGAACATCAAATCGAGGTCCCGGTGTGTATACTTGATCATCCTGGCGCCGTACGCGGGTTCGTGGCGGAGCAAGCCATGCTCAGAGGGTTCGAGCAAGGGGGAGGGGGGGAGTTCCATCGCAACCCGGCAGTGAGTGTGAGTCTGTAGCGAGTACCGGGATCGGCGCGCGGTGCGGTGTTGGTGGGTGTCTACGGCTGCTCAGATTCTGAGCTTTTTCATATACATATTGGTCGCAATGTTTGTCCAGCATGCTTGGACACGGCCGGGCGATCTGGGTTCGAGTCCTAGCGGAGCGGCCTCTCCTTTGAATTCATGTCCACGGTAGGATGAACGTACACACAGTGTCACACCAGTAGTACATTATGAACACTCACTCGCTGTCACCACCGCTAGTGGCAGTGGCCACTATTTCACTCACTAGCGTACTCTCCTTTCGCAACAGGCGCACCACTTGCTCTTTTCGTAGCTTGAGCCGCATCTTTGCGCATTGAATTGGGGCTGGGGTTGTCGCTGTGACCAGGTGCGGCGTGTACTGGGCCGCCGTAGGGTCATACACGTACAGCTCTCCCGTCAGCGCCGCTGCAATCACAGCAAAGTGCCTCGTTGAAGTTACGCCCTTTCCGCTCACGATCGGCTGCGAACAGTGCTCGATTCGTGCTTCGTCGTTGAATCGTTCACCCATGAAAGGCATGTAGATCCCGGGGCATTCTGCCTCTGCGACCGCAATGACCTTTACCCCGTTTGCACCGACCACATTCGGGTGTGCCTCGAACGCCGCAACCACATGCGCCACTGCGCGCTCGCACTTGCCGTCCCAAAACATCCACGACGACAATACCGCCATGTCTTCCGCCGTCAGGTCGTGTTTCCACCCGCCATCGGTAGCCTCCCGAAGCATTGTTTGACGCAGCTCAACCGTATCCCTTGCACCGCGTGGCGGTGCGTCCTTGTCTTCGACGTAGGTGGACAGCAGTCCGACCGCACCGTCCGGGGTCGACACACACTCCACCCTCCGTAGGTGTAGATCAACCGTGACCGCCCCGCTGGCGCCCATCGACTGTACCGCCCCGTGGACAAGGGCGCTCATTGAGATCCGCTCCGTACAAGGCGCGAATCCGGCCCTAATGTCGGCCTCCGCCTCCCTGTGGAAGAAACCGTCATGCAACACGGCGGGTTGCGCCTTTGCCAAGCATTCCAAATTGTATCGCTCGATGTACTCCGATGCTACTAGAAGCTCGCGAAAACAGTCTCTGGTCAGTGGCTCCAGGGTGCACGAAGCGAAGAACGCCTCGGCCGCGGCCCGTGTCTGCTGGTTCATCGCAGCCCGTCGCCGCAAGTGCGCGTCCTGTGGCGAGTGTCCCGGGTCGTCGGGATCGGCGCGCGGTGCGGTGCTGGTGAGTGTGTAGGAAGCCGAGCTGTGGGCCTGGTTAATATAAATATTGGTCGCAATAGCCGTCCATGGCACAGGCTACAGCGTGGCGAGGTCGTAGAACATGGGCTCGACGGTCACCTCCCTCGCCGGAAAGTCCGCGACCGTGGTCCAGTGGGCGATCCGAGCACACAGTGCCTCGATGCGCGTGTCCCACTCGCCCTGCCGTGCGGGCGGCACCCGCGGCCTGCCGCTCCGCGGGTCCCGCGTCCACGGCGAGCGGACGGTACTGCCCGCCGTCTAGGCCGAAGTTCGGCTGTGCAAAATGGCACTTGCAGCGCTTGCTCACCACGTCCACGGCCTCGGCCGGCTTGTACCTGGAACACCAGCAGGCGTCCTTGGGCCGGTCGCCTTCCAGGCCAAAACAACAAAGTGTTAACGCGTCCACTATTAATCGCCCCACTTGAGTTCGTACCCAGACTCACGACACGCCTGACAATAGTCGGTTCGCTGTGCCAGTATACACCCGACACAAGTCTGGTGCAAGCCCAGGTGCTCGGCGATCGCATACTGCCCTGGGAGCGGTCCATTCCATTCGTCGTTCGTGTCCGTCAGACGGTATAATATTGGACGACCCTGTCGTTTCTTGCCGTACCTCGCGGCGATGCGTGCGTTCTTGAAACGTGTATCGGCGTGATTTTGTTCGACACTCACAGGGCGCACGGTGCACAGAAGGTGCGTATAGGGCTTGGTATCGTCGCCATCCTCATGCGTACGCGGATCGTACGCCGCGGGATCGCTTTCATCGCCGTCTTTGTGTCCGAGAACCTTACCATCAGGAATTGGCCCATTGAAATACACCCACATCAACCGATATGTAAACACTCCACTGAACCTGAAATTACCGAGTGCGTATCGGTCGTCGCGTATGCAGGTGGAGTTCTCGGACGCTACGATATGTCCGCGCGTCCAGGTGCTGAAACTTGTGAGTACCTCGGCGTAGTTTGTCATCGCAAGTGGCACACTGCCCGTGCGCACCATGTTCTTGACTTCCGTCTGCCACTCGTCGGGTAGCTGGTCAAAGTAACGAATTTCGCGCGGGTATTCGTCGCGCATCGCACACGGAAACTCTGTGAGTGTATCTGTGGCCCATTTCCACCCGAACCCGCCACAATTGTCTCTCCCCCCTCTGACAACCTCGGAAATATGACACATGCTCGTTCGCTGATGCCCCCTTGCAACCATGTCATCTATCGCCATTGCGATGGATGCATACGCCTGTACAACCTCCCCAGTTTCGAGGTCGCAACGCTGCACTGGGCGCGATTTTGCAGTAATCTTGGCCGAGGTATCACTACGTTTCAGTTTCTTAGATTTGCCGCCACGCCGAGAGTTTTCAGCGATGGTGACGGTCTCCAGGTTGAATGCCGAGTTGTCCTTATGATTCTGATTAATGTGGTCAATCGATTCCGAGAGCTCCACTGTTGGAAATGCAGTCGAAAATACGACATAGTAAGCGGGGAACGGGGAAATTGACGTTTCATCTTTGAGGATTCCCGCGAAGCTCTCGGACGTCAATATTTGCGGCTCTCGGTGTACCGTTGAAATGCGCGGAACCGAAGACAATTCCGACAGCACGCGGTCCACCTCGCCTCGTGCCTGTGTAGACGGGTACGGCATGTTTCGTTCGCGAGACCGAACGTCGTCGTCCGAGAACAACAGGTCAAACGCAGCATTGTATATAGCATAACCACCTTGTGTTCTGTGCTGTCCCGTGTCGTGCATTTTCACTCCATGCTTCTCAACGAGCAAACGCAGTATATCTTGTTTGGACTTCCCGTCCTGTATATACTCCAATGTTGCGCGAATTTTGGCTCGCCGTGATTCGAATTGACCACTGAGCTGGCCATCATCATGTGCAACTTGTTTTTTCAAACTGAAAAACTTGGCGTGGCTCTTGTGATTGAACCGCTGTTGAAACTTTTGGAGCTGTTCTTCGTGACTAAGGTCGGAATCCAGTAGCTGTTTCATATAGTCATACCGCTCCTGTGCTTTCTTCACTTTGACCCATGATCGAATGCGCCCCGTCCGCGGCTCGACTTCATAATACCCCGGTGTGAACTCGTGCACTCGTCCATCAGCACGCTTCACGGTAGTCACTGGCAACCATCCGTCTGGGACAGCCCCATACTTATAATGTTCACCACGTGATTTGGCGTCACACTGCAACTGAATGATTTCTTCGATGCTTGGTAGATTCTGTTCACATTGGCGCCGTTTCGATTTTGGCTTATTGGACGGAGCCCGCACCTGCCGTACGACGACGCGTTGCAAACTTCGCTCATCCCCGTTGAAGATTAGGTTTCCGTTTTCCGTCGCCCACCGCCACTGACTTCCTGCGAGACGTGCACTTTTCCCTGCCAGGCTCCTACCCCGGAGCATACCAAGTAAATTGCTGATTGCGTATTGCAGCCTTTTCTCGTCAGTTGCCTGTTGTCCATGACGAGTCATCTTTTTACCTCTTGATGCAATCCACGCACCTGCTGTTCTGGTAGACTCGAAAATCTCCGTTGTACCATCGGCATCGATTCTGAGAACCTTATATGGTTGTATGACACCAGGCTTCATCTCTCTGACACTGTCTTTCAACTGGCGACCCGGGGGTAAACCAGTTACACCAGCTTGATCGAAGTTCCATTCTTCGATTTGATCTGTGTCCATCTCAGAACACTGGGCCTGTGCATATACCATAGTGAACTTCGACTGCGAGGCTCGTCCGCGCCGATCTGACCGGAAAAAAACACAAGTGCGCCGAGGGCTGTCTCGGGGCACGGACCTCGCTTCGCGACGAGATCTGCGGGGCATGGAGTCCACCCCGCAGACCGAGCCGCTCCGCGACGCCCGCGGCGCGCCGCGGACCGTGGCCAACTCGGCCGGCGGGCAGGCCTTCGCGGTCAACGACGCCGAGCGCCTGCGGCGCTTCCTCGTCCTCGGGAGCGACGGGGGCACGTACTATGCCACGCCGCGGGCCCACACCGAGGAGTGCATGGCGAGCGTCGTGCGCATGATCGCGGCCGGCCGCGGGGAAGAGGTGGTCGCGACGATCCGGGAGGTGAGCACGGAGGGGCGTGCGCCGCGCCAGACCCCCGCGCTGGCGGCCCTCGCCCTGTGCGCCGCCACGGGGCCGCCGGCCGTCCGTGCGGCCGCCCACGCGGCGCTGCCGGCGATCGCGCGCATCCCGACCCACCTCTTTGAGTACCTCGATCTGTACGAGGCCGCGGCAAAGGCCGCACGCGGCGGGGCGACCGGCTGGGGGCGCGCGCAGCGCCGCTCCGTCGCCCGGTGGTACAACGGGCACCGCGGGGGCTCGGCGCCGGCCCTGGCTAGGAGCGTGACCAAGTACCAGCGGCGCGGCGGGTGGTCCCACCTCGATGCGCTGCGCCTGAGCCACTCGAAGCCCGCCGATCCCGCCCACGCACTCGTCTTTGCGTACATTGCCAAGGGCCCGTCGGCCCTCGACCGCCCGGGCCCCGAGCCCGAGCCCGGGGGCGAGCCCGAGCCCGGGCTTGAGGCCGAGGCCGAGCTCGAGACCAGGGCCTACCTCCGCGCGGTCGCGGCAATGCGGCGCCTGGGCCCCACGCCCGAGGGCGAGGCCGCGGCCGTCGACCTGATCGCACGCCACTGCCTCGTCCGCGAGCACGTCCCGAGCGCACTGCTCTCGTCAAGAAAGGTCTGGGCCGCCCTGCTCGAGGACATGCCGATGACCGCGCTCATTCGCAACCTCGGCAAGCTGACCAGCATCGGGCTCCTCGCCCCCGGCGCCCCGGCGACCCGCGGCGTCGTCGCACGGCTCGGCGATCGCGAGGCCCTCCGGCGGGCGCGGGTGCACCCGGTCGCGGTGCTGACCGCACACCGCGCCTACTTGGCGGGTCGCGGCGACAAGGGCTCGGTCGCGTGGACGCCCGTGGAGGAGGTGACCGCCGCCCTGGACCGCGGCTTTGAGCTGGCCTTCCACGCGGTGGTCCCGGCCCACAAGCGCACCCTGCTGGCGCTCGACGTGTCCGGCAGCATGAGCGCCGGCTGCAACGGCGCGGGCTACAGCGGTGGGGGGCTCACCTGCGCCGAGGCCTCGGCGGCGATGGCCCTGATCGCGATGCGGACCGAGCCCGAGTGCACGGCCATGTGCTTCTCGCACGAGTTTCGGCCGTACCCGCTCACCAAGACGAGCTCGCTCGAGGACGCCGTAGCGGGCATGGGGGACTGGAACTTTGGCGCGACGGACTGTGCCCTGCCAATGCGGTATGCCACCGAGCACGGGCTGAAGGTTGAGACATTCATCGTGTACACGGACTCGGAGACGTACTACGGCGCCGTCCACCCGCGCGAGGCACTGCGCTCGTACCGTGCGTCCTCCGGAATCCACGATGCGAAGCTCGTCGTCGTGGGGATGGCCTCCAATGGCTTCTCGATCGCCGACCCCGCGGACCCGGGGATGCTGGACGTCGTCGGGTTCGATGCGGCCACCCCCCAGGTGATGACCGCCTTTGCCGCGGGGCGGGTGTGAGGCTCCTATGGTACTGGAGATTTATTTGCGACCAATATTTAAACCAAAACGAAACTATACGGTTCGGCGTGGCCCAGCTCTCCAACACGCTGTGCTGCGAGCGGCCATGGCGTCCCCGGAGATCATCGCGGCGTGCGACCGTGTACTGGCCGAGCTGATGGGACTCAAGCGCGGACTCGAGGCGGTGGCCGAGGACTCTGGACACAGGCTGCACAACCCGATCCTGGTGACGGCCGTGGCCGACGGAATGGAGCCGCCCGCGAGCACGGGCACACAGCGGTGCTTTGCGAGGGTGGACACCAACGAGCCACTGCGAACTGAGTTTGTGCGCCCGCTCCGTGCAGCGATCGATGCGCTGGGGGAGGTGGCCCAGCAGAGCGAGGCTACGGTTGCGAATACACGTTGCATATGGGCGACATGGGCCGCGACGTACGCCCTGTACAACCACTCGTTCACGCTGTACGAACATATCAAGACCGATGACATTGAGTTTACGTGCGTGTACCTGATGGCGCGCGGCGAGGAGGAGCATATGTGCAGTTTCGCCACAGCATTCGGGGGCCAGGAGACGATGTTCAATATGGGAGGCTTTGAGGCGTGGGTGCTGGAGGAAGCGCACGAGCCACTGAGCACGCAGCTGGATCTGGAGGACGAGAGCGTCGCGGGGTGGGTCGAGGGGCTGGGCTCGGAGTTTGAGTGGCCGATGTGGTAGAATGAAATTGTGCATTGTTTGTGGATTACTCGCGAGCCACGAGCTCGAGACCGTAGTCATGGAATGGCCCCAGGGTGTCCTCGGGGCGGTGGCCGAGCGAGTTTTCGCGGAAAGGGCGGTAGTTGACGATGTGGTGCGGGCGACCATAGCGAGTTCCAGAGCGGACGACGTCGGGGTGCTGCCTCGCGAGGCTGTCCGCAAACTCCTGTCGCCCGTCGCGGTAGACCGTGTCTGTATTGCCCCCGCGCACCGTCATCGTCTTGCGCTTCTTCATCAGCAGCGCATTGAACAGGAGCGTGCTGTAGCCAGCCTTCAGGCACCGGATCGAGAGGTCGGTGTCCTCGTTGACCGCCCCGCGCCACTGGACACCGTCGAGCCGCGGGAGCTCGGTGCGGACGAGGATGCAGGAGTACACGCGAGTGTTGAAGGTGAGCGGCTGGCGCGGGATGGCGACAAACTTGTCGTCGTGCATGCCCGCGAGGGCGACGTTGTCGCAGCGGTCCACGAGGTCCTCGATGGCGGCGAACAGCGCCCCGCAGTCGCGCACCGAGTATTTGCGGTTGCGGTAGACACGAAGGAAGCGCTCCATGTTGTCGTCCACCACCCAGTGCCGCCCCGCGCCGGCCTCCCTCGCATGCTCCCAGATCCAGTTGCGAGCAGGAATCGAGCCCTGGCCGAGGTCGGAGAAGGGGAGGCAGATAACGTGCTGCGCCCCGTGGGTCTCGCGGTAAAGATCAAACTCCACCGCCTCGACCACCAGCTTGAACGGCACGCCCGCGGCACGGAGCAGTCGTGTCGTCGTGCTGAGCGTGGCGCATGCTCGGCCCTTGCTCGGGATGTAGATCGGATACCGCGGCAGACGACGCTCGCCCTCCCGCGATACAAAGTGGTCGGTGACGCGCGGGAGGTGCTCGCGGAGCGGGAACCACAGTGAAAGCGAGTGGCGACCCGAGAAGATGGCAAGGCGCTGGCCCGGCTCACGCCCGCACTGTCGCAGAAGGCGCTCCAGGGTGGCCTCGTCGTCGACGGTAATTTGCACGCGCTTGGAGTCGGAGCTGCTCCAGTCCTGCTCGAGCGCCGGCATTCCGCGGTACACGCCCTCGAGCAGCTCCGCATACAGACGGTGCTGCCGCGGACCGCTCTGTTGTGTGCGCACCTTGTGCTCGCTCGCTCCGTCCACGGCCGCGACGCACGCACGGAGCCGGGGCAGCTGCTCGTCTACGTCGGCGGTTGCAATCTTGAACGTCACCTCCATTTGCTCACTCGCGCAGATTTCCATCCGCGGGGCATGGCCGAAAAAACCCGAGACATGGACTGGATACCGTATCTTGTCGATAGGATTGCCACTCCGCCCGAGCTGTATTCTAATAGACATCAGCTATCAGGGACCCGAGATCGGCACCGAGCGCACCGATAGCTAGCGGGGCCGCGATCTCGAGTTGACCTGTGGCCAGTGCCACCCCGGCGCCCCCCCAGGCGACGCTCCCTGCCGTATCCAGCTCTTTGGCGATCTCGTGATGATCTTCGGCCACGACCGGAGTCGAGCTGTCTATGATCGCAGCCTCTTCAATCCCGCGGGCGGCAGCCGCGGCCGCAGCCGCGGCTACGGTCGCCCCCCCGCTGGCCTCTGCTGCCGCGACGGGCGCCACCTCTGTCTCTGCGGCTACGACCGCGGACGCCTGGGAGAGTTTGTCACGGACCCGCTGCTTCCGTAGTTGTACGATCTCGGTACTGCCAATTGCCTTACCGGGACAGTGTCGCACTACATGCCGCGCCTGGTCCACTGCTGACAGTGTGAGCGTTTTCGGTGACATTGCACCCAGGCAGCACTGGTAGGCGGCCTTTTCATTCGTGGCCCACCCGGGGTAGAGTAGCTTGCAGTTGCGCTGCTGTAGCGGTGTTGTCCACAACTCGACCTGTCCGACTTGCCTTCTTAGGCTGTGGCCGAAGAATCATGTGCAGACATCGCGGCCAGTCGATCGGCCAGCTCGCGACCGGGGCGGCACATTTGGATGGGCTCGCCGTCGCATGCATGCTTGTATGCGGCCGCCAGCAGGACGTCCGTGCACCAGGCGCCCCATTCGTCGGGGGGTGAATCACTCGTCGCCCACTCCACGAGCGTCGAGCGGGGGTAGCGGGTGAGCGATTCGCGGACCGAGGCGACGACGGCCGGATCGTCGCCCGCTGCGAGCTGCTCCCGGGCTGCCGTGATCGCATCTTGCACCTCTCCATGCGTCGTCTGGACGGCAAAATCGGTCAGTTCTGGGATCAGCTCCCCCACGGCAATGTACACACGAGTGTGGGCGGGCATCCGGGTAGCATCGACATGGGTGCGCGATCGGGCCGCCGCACGGCGCTCGCGAGCTCGTTGCTTCTTGCTCGGCATCTCAAAGTTGGGTCCGATACCGGGCTCGGTCCCCCCCCCCGTTCCACCTGCTCGTGTACACGAGCGGGTGAAAAAACACCGAGTCTGTGGAGAGCGATCAGACGGTACACCGAACTAGGGTGCCGTTACTGGGGTATGGAATGACCGTGTGCGCTGTTCAATCCAATTGGCCTCACGCTCCGGTGCGTCTCTAAGACCAAACCCGGACCTGATGTTGTCAACTACACCCTGTCACAGGCTTTCCTCAAATCAATAGGATAGGGCCGATTTAACCCAATTCTCGGCCACATCGACGTCCAGTTCGGCCCAATTTTTGATCAGCGAATCACACTTAGTGGTCACAAAGTCCTCAGATGGCAACTTTGAGTGCTGTCGTACGAAGCCCGAAACTGCCTGTTTGCAGCACTGGTACGCATGCGCATTACCACCGTCCCATTCGCTGATCGTACTTTGGCACAATTCCGTCGTCTGTTTGTCCATGGCGGCCTTTCTCGCCGCCTCCATCTTTTTCTTGAGCTCGACCGTCTTACAGGCCTGGGCTGCCATCGACGTGTCGACATCGTATTTAGCGGAGTGGACTGACTTGACGAGCTCGCAAGGGTACGCGTCCTGTGCACACTGCAGCGTCCTGTCAATGATCTGCCCCGCTGTCATGTCCGTCGTCTCGGTGATCGCAATGCAACAGTGTCCGAGCCTCATGTTGATGCATGCAGACTTGTTTCTCTCAAGTGTCTTTGTATCGTTGCACGGGGGAATCTTATCCTGTATCAGTTTCTTTGTCGCATCGTCAACCTCGATGGTCTTGGCACACTTGTGGTACCCCCCAGTGTCGGAGCACGTGTGCGAAGTCTTGATCACGGGCCGCGGGTCCTGCGTCCATCTTTTGATTGCCTCTGTCTTGGGGAAGAAACCGAGTGACAGCCGTGTCTGCTTGTAGACCTGCTCCACGGCCTGTATGCAGCAGTCCCGGCCCAGCTCATTCGCGCTGCACCACGCCAAAATTTCGTGGGTCGGGTAGGCAGTCGAGGTAGGGGAGCGACCGACGTTAGTGGGTCTGTTGTAGACCCTGCGTGGCATTTTAAAGCATTCCCACAAAATATGGCCCAGTGTGCGGTTAGGCAAAGGTCAGTGCGGATGCTGATCGAGGCCATACGGCTCGTGTGGCACGGTGCATGTGCTACGCCGCCGCCGGCAGTCCCGCACACCGCACGCCGGAGAGCGCCGTCAGCCGCGGGGGCGCCATCGGCCGCGGGGCCCACCGGGCTCGGACCGGTCTTGCGTCGATGCCCGGCCCCGCCTCGACACACCGGCGTCCGTTGTCCTCGCGCCACCGACCGCTGGGACTATGTGTACATCTGCGACCAAAAATCATTGTCCATTGCTCACAACATGGCACGGACCATATACCGAACGAGCACGGGAGCCGCGATGGCGAAACGATCCACCGATGCCGCCACGGGCGATGGGCAAGATCCAGGGGCGAAGCGCCAAGTCATTGGCAAGTTGCTATCGCTGCACGAGCGTAGCCAGGAAGTGATGTCCAGTGGCCACGATCACGAAGACGAGGAAACGCTGAAGCTTTGCAAGGCGGCGATTGAGAGTTACAGGATGGATCTCAAGTTGGCGGCACTGGGCGTGTCCTTGTCAGAGTGCAAAAAGGCGTTATCGGTCGATGGATCGATACTAGTTCTCGTGCCGGAAGAACTGCGAACAGCAGAGTTGTGCAACATTGCGGTTGCCAGTGCAACGTGGAAACTTAAGGACATCCCGGAAGCACTGCGCACCGCGGAGCTATGTCAGAGAGCGGTGGCAAAGGATGGCCATGCACTCGATGAAGTCCCGGAAGCACTGCTGACCGTGGAGCTGTGCGAGCTGGCGGTGACCAAGAATGCATGGGCCCTCGAGCACGTCCCGGAGGCACTGCGCACCGCGGAGCTGTGCAAGGTGGCGGTGACCAAGCATGGCCGGGCACTCGAGCACGTCCCAGAAGCACTGCGCACCGCGGAGCTGTGTGCGGCGGCGGTGGCAGAGAATGGCTATGCAC